CGATCACCCGGCTGCGCTCGTACCATCCGAGGGGCATCCGAGGCAACGGGCGCGGGTCCCGAGACCGTCTCGGGCGCTCATACCACCCCGGAGGGTCCGCACGCAAGGGCCTAGCATCACGAGGGGGTCGCTCTCGACTCACGCACACCGACGGCATCGGCGGCAACGGCCTACCCACAAAACCAGCGTTCAGAGCATGCCCTGGAGGGTTCGGACGCATCGGCGCGCCCTCGAAACGAGCCCCGAGGAAATGAGACTGCCCGATGATCGCGACACGACCTCCGATGAGCCGCAGATACGCCTGCTGGCCCGACGAAGCGAACCCCGTGTCGAAGTACGGGCGGCCCAGTTCGTCAATCCCGAAACCCCAGTTATCCGCCAACACGGGCACCCCGCCGATGATCTGGTTTTCGAGCGGCCCGTCCGGGCTTTCGATGTAGAGCATGCTCAGTTTCCTTCCCGGTTGTGCATGACCTGCACCACCACCAAAGATTCCGGCCAGTTCGTATGCGGATCAACTTCCGCGACCGGGGCAGCAGCAATCCGCGCCCACTTCAACACGACACCTTCCCACTTCGACAGGCGCAGGTTCTGCAGCGCCAACATCACTTCGTCCGCCAACGTGTCCGCCTCAAACAGCGTGGAGCCGTAACACAGCACATCCAAGATCGCGTCCACAATCGGTAGGAACGTCGCTGAGAGCATCTGCGACCCGCCCGCCCTGGACACCACCACCGCACGTTCCGGCATGTTCGCCTGTTCTTCGGTCGGCAGACGCGGATAGAAGACGCGCAAGCCTTCCTTCACGGTGCCTTCGGTCTTGCCTTCGAGCTTGGCGGTGAGGTACGCGGCAACGGCTAGGCCGGGATTAGCCGCACTCACAACCCCTCCTGAAACGCCTCAGCTATGCGCAGAGGCAGCAACGGGAATTGCGTGTACCCGGCTGGACGGATGTATGCACGCATAGGCGTTAGTGGCCCTGTCCCCGTAGAGGGCCTGTGGAGCGTCGTAAAGCCATAGCCCCCACCAGGAGGCAAGATCGTAAAGGACTGCCGCACACTCACCCCAGGAGCCGGCGCAGGCCCCGGAATCGTCCACCAGCCGGCAGACCCCGCGACACGCTGGAATGTGGTCGGCCCGATGCGGCTCGTACCGATCTCCACATCCAACGCGTAAGGCGCCGACGCACCGAACGCGCCCTTTACCACCAGGCCGTCGCTGTGCGCAGGCTCCAACACCCCGATAGACGCCTCAAGGGCTCCCGTTCTAGACACCCACTTGTGGGCGGTCTTGGCCTGCTCCGACGCCACCTCAAGGGTCCGCTGCACCCCCACCACGGCAGCGGCCTTGACGCGCTCGAAAACCTCGTCGCCGTTCCACTCAAAGCCAACCAAGGGCATCAGCAAGACCTCCAAACACCGCGCTCAAGGAACCCATGCCAGTAGCCCTCGCGGCCCCCGCTCCGCATAAGGGCGTCATCATCCGCAATCTCGATTTCACGGCCGGGCGGCGGCGATACCTCAATTGATGGGTTGACGGAGATGGTCCCGTCCTCATGTTCAACGACCTCGTGGGGCGTGAGATCACCCAGCAGGCCGTTAGGCGTGCGGGCATACCAGATCCACTCCCCGTCGCTCAGCACCCGGCCATATGCGCCTGACTCGAAACAGGCCGAGCCACGCATCTCACCGTCGCCGACCCTCCTGCCCTGCATCATTCCGCCGCAGGCCGCGTCAACTGCACGTCCGTGTGGTCTTCCCAAGCCTGCACACTCGACACCTGAAACGGCCCCTGCACCACGACCTCACCGTTTTCGAGGATCGCCCCAACATGATCCCCGTCCTGAATATCAGCGCCCGCTTCCATGGTCAACACCGCGCCCGTGTAGAAGATGCGTGACTGCGGCTCTGCCCATTCCCTAGATGTGCTGCGACCCGACTGGGTACGCCACCACGAGAACCGGCAAGGTATCTGCGCTACGACCTCGTATTCGGCTTTGCTCTCCTGCCCATATAGGCCAGGTTCGGCCTGGTCTCGTTCGACCGAAGCGAACTGCGTGAGCAGCACGGCAAGGTCGAACGAGAGAGCCGACTCGTCGTAGCCAGTCGCCACGACGCCCCTACGCCACAACCTTGGAGAAGAACATCCCGAGGTCCGACGCCGTGATTTTCATGTCATACGCCGCCCGGATCGCATACCAGTCCGTCCATGACCTGTCCAGGCGCCCGGAGTAGATCACGCCAGCCGTAGCGTTAGACACACCCGGTACGAGGTTCGTCCACGCGAACGTGTACCCCGCCGACGGTGTATCGATCGACGGCCCAGACGGCGCGAACGCCAGCAGCGCCGCCTTCGGGTTCGCGATGAATTTGAGGTTCGCCGGAGCACCCTCAAGCGCTTCGTTGTAGATCCCGCGAGCGACAATGATCTTGTCGACCTCGAACGCGGCAGCCATCGCCTGGCGGCCCACCAGGGCCGGTTCGTTCTGCGAGATGTACTTGATGCGGTTCAACAGTTCTTCGTTGTTGCGCAGCCCCGTGTACGCCTTCGCGCCAAGCACGAGGATGTTCGGGCGACGCCCCGTCGTTTCCTGCATTTCGTCCGCACGGCTCCCGAAGAACAACACGGGTTCCGTTTTTGCCTTGTTGAACTGTTCGTAGGTCTTCCCGGATTCCGACGCGGTACCGGAGGTACCTTCCCACGTCGTTTTCCACAACGACGGTTCAAAATACTGCGAGCACCATTCCGCATCCATGCCGATCAGGGCACGTTCCTCCAGGAATTCAGTCGCCCGGAGATCCGGGTGCACCGGGTCATCCGCGTTCTTTTTGATCCTGTCATCCAGGCGATACTGCAACGCCCGCTCCGTGCACGAGAATTTCTTCGTTTCCGTGCCGTACTGATCGTACGCAGGCTCCTCGTTCATACCCCTTCGCGGGAAGTCGTTACGCATCCACGCATCCCGCAGGAACACGAGGTAGTCATCAGACGCCGTATCCGTAGGGATCTGCGGAAAGGCCTGCAGCGCAATGAACTCGTCCTTCTCCTGCCGGTAGCGGATAGCGAAGTTTGTCGCCCACCGGTTTATATGGACGCTTGAGAGACCAATCTCAGCTGGCATTAGCCATCATCCTTTCTATATCTTCTGGAAGGACTCGGGCCTAGGCCGTTGTCACAGGTGGGCAGACAAGCGCTTCAACGATGTCGCCTGCCACGCCCGCTTCAAGGGCCACGCCAACGACTAGGCCATTCGATGCTTTGATGGCCTTCCCTTCACTGTTCACTTCAAGCTGGTTCCCGACAGCGATAGCACCGCCGATGATCACCTTCTGACGCTCCGCACCGAACACCAGCGTCGAGTACCCGCCGATTTCCGCGCCTTCGGTGATCGCATAACCCGCTTCACCCGCACCGGCCAATTCGCATTCGCCGGTGGACGTGAGCTTCGCGAAATAGAATTCTTTTTCCAGCAGGTTCGTAGCCGACTTCACCGCTTTCAGCGCATGCGGGTCTACGTTTGACTTGGCCATGGTGGCCGCTCCTTTTCTATTAGGGACGAGACGGGACGGCCGGGTTAGACCCCGGCACGCTCCTTCTCGTACTGGGCCGCCACGGCAGGGTCACGCATCGCGCGACGAAAAGCCTCAGCGCTCGACATGTTCGGGTCAGACTTCTGCAGCTCCTCAGCCTTCTGCATGGCTTCCGGCAGGCCGGGGCCAGACGGGGACGTGACACGCTGGCCACTACGCCCATACTCCGCCTCAATCGAGCCCTTACGGAGCTGCTCGTTGATCGCGGACTGTTCGCGGAAATACTCGTCGTAGTCCGCCTTCTCCAGCGTCTCGGAGAACTTCTTCAGGCGCTTACCGACGACCTCCGGGTCCCCCATGTGCGGAAGCTCGCTCTTGGCGAGGTCAACGAACTCGGCCTCGACACGCGTTTCACGCTCACTCTTAGCGATCTCCTCCGCCGACTCCGCACGCTCCTTGTTGACCTCGGCTTCCTTGCGAAGCTCAGCCACCTCGGCGTCACGCTTCAGGAGATACGCCTTCACACCCTCCGGAAGGTCAGCCTTGGAGAGGTCGTCCGGGTCGTCCTCGTCGTCGTCCATCTTCGGGGCCGGTTTCGCTTTGCCGCCACCAGCCTGCTTCTCCAGCTCGGCCTTCGCGTCCTCAGCGGCCTGCGCCTTCGCGAGGGCCTCGTCCCGGTCCTTCTCAGCGGCCTTGGTGGCCTCTTCGGCCTTGACTAGCGCCGCCTGCGTTTCCTCGGGGGTCATAGCTGACCCTCCTTTCTCGCCCGGCAGCGCCGGATCGTTGGGTGCATCCTCGGACTTCCACAACAGCATCCGTCGAGGTTGCGTTGGGCTATTTGGGTCCCTTGTTGCCGCGCGCTCGACCAGGCTTACGCGTCGCACGCGGGCATCCGTCACTTGATTAGGCATCTAGACCTCCACTGGGTGACGGAAACCAAGCCCTTCGAGGCTCAATCCCGTCAGCTTGCCTTCATCGACTTCCTGCTTTACCAGCGGGTCATCGATCTGCCATGCCTGCACCCATGAGGACTTCGTGACTGGCTCACCGCCCAACACCATGTCCATCGGCGCTATGTAATTCTCGATCAGGTCCGCCCCGGCGTCCCGGCCACTGTGCTGCACGTCCGGGGAGTGCTCTGCCTTCGAGAGCGAGTAGTCCCGCATGAAGCCATGGCATGCCTTCTCGATCTCTGCCGGGGCGAAGATGTCGCCTTGGCTATCTTCGAGCCCCGGCTCTAGGACGACACCATAAAACTTGCCCTCGACATCGCTCTTACGCAGCGGGCAGGTATAGGCGACCTCCGCCTTCTCCATCTCGCCGATGTCCGGGTAACGGCTGTGAACGGCCGCTTTGACCTTGGCCTGTTCGTCCGCGTTCCCGTGCTGAGCGACACGAGCAAGGGCGTTCCGGGCGTGGGAGGCATCGTGGATGGGGTAGCGACGCCCAGGCAGCGCGAAGTCGGAATCCTTCAGGTCATTCCGCGCGTCAGCGTCAAGCGCCGCCTTCTCCAGCTCGTCGGCCTCACCGGCCCTCGCGAGCACATCCAGCGATTTGGTCAGCCAGGACATAGGGCCTCCTTCAGGCTTCGGGGGTCACGACAGGGTTGTAAGACAGGCCAGAACCCACATGCGGGGCAGACGGCGCGTCAGCAAGCAGGAACGTCTCTCCGTCGCGGTCCCCGCCATGCGTCTGCAAGCCCACGACCCGCGGACTGGACCCGTAAGCAACGAGAGACGCAGCCCGCTGCATCGCGGCCGTCTCATTCGCTGCGATCAGCTCCGAGCGGTAGCCAACACCAGCTTTCACGAACCTGCCTGCCGGTACCGCCTTGCGTATCCGTTGCGCTGTACGGCCTGGGTCCTCTCCGGCCTGCACACCCGCCTCTACGGCCTTCAAGATGGCCTGGCGGACCTGGGGTTCGATATCACGACAGGAGAGCTTCCTAGAGCCCTTTATGCGCCGGATATCGGCATCCGCGATAGCGAGGTCAAGGCCGGTCTCCGTCTTGAGCAGAAGCTCCGTGTCACGCGCCACCCTGCCCGCATGAGCGGCAAGAGCCGGAGTCAGGCGCTGCTGAACCCACGCGGCGATCCCGAGAGACCGGACTACCTTCGCGGTGACGCTGCGCATCTCGCGTTTCCCGGTCGGCAACTCACCCTTACGCACCGTCGTCAGATATGCGCTCGCAGCACGCGACCCAAGCTCCTGCAGCAACCCCGTCATCTGACCGTCCAGGGCACCGGAGAGGACCCTCGCACGCGTCGCTAGTGCAGGGCCTACGTCGATCACCTGCCCGTCAGCCTTCGCTAGCCGCGCCTGCCCAAAAGGGACACGGAGCACTTCCTCCCCGCGGTGCACTGAGAGATGGGTGAACTTGATGGGGGTCTCCGGCAACGGGTCCGGGAGCGGGTCGCCCTCGTCCTGGTAAGTGAGCGTCACATGCGGGCGGAAGCCGCTGTGTTCGCTGGCGTTCAACGGCTCGAACGCGGCCCTGAGCTTGTCGAGACCCGCGATCTTCGGCACCGCGTACACCGGCACCTTGCCATCGCTCGCCTCCGAAGGCTCAAACGTCCCCTGACCGCCAACGGTGCCTTTCGGGGGCTTCGTGGTAGCCGCGACACTGCGTGCCGTCTCAACGGCCTGTGCGAACGTCTCGTCGTCCACGTCGCTGCCGAGGAGCACGACCGTCAGATGGTGGTCCTGCACCCCGTCGTCCATCGCTGGCAGCGTGCCTGGCACGAGGTCCAGCGACACCATCCCAGTGCCCTTGCCTACCTGCGCGGCGTCCTTCTGCAGCTTCGACGGTTCCAGTTTCCCGGCAGCAGGCTTCGCTGGTTCGACAGGCTTCGCGGGCGCCACGGGGAACGTGAAATCCGACCCCAGGCCAGCAGACTCGAACAGTTGCTTCTTGAACTTCGGGTCATCCGGCAACGTGAGGCCAGCAGCAGCCATGTTCGACAAGAACAGGCCGACCTTTTCGAGGTCTATGCGGCCCGCCGTGGTAGCAACGATTTTCGGGGGGTCGTTCGTCTTGACCCCATTCAACCTCAACAGGCGCGGGATGGCGTACCGGTTCATCGGCTTGAGGATCTGGTCAATCATGGCGTCCACAGCCATCCCAAAAAGCTCCGACTTCACATCGACCATCGCATACGAGCCAAGGCCGTCCTGCCCCAGGAGCATGAAGTCAGCGGCCACGCTTGCGGCGATCCTCTGCTCGTACCGGCGGATCACCTTGTCCAGGTCAAACTGGCGGGACCCCGCCGCCGACATCAATTCGAACTCCCACTCCGCTGTCGGGAAAACGAGCCCCTCGTCCTCATCCCTATGGACAGTGGTAACGAGTTCCGTTACACGGTTATACAGCTCCGTGTTCTCCTGCGCGAACAAGTCCACACCCGGAGGCGGCTTCGCTATCGGGATACCCGCAAGGTCTCTCGCTGCGCCCACGGCCTCGATGTCCTGTAGGCCACGCAGCCGGAAGAATGACGGCCAGCTACGACGCAAAATCGAATAGCCTTCTGGATTGTTCCTGACACGCCGGTTGCGGATCAGCACCAGCTTTGTGATCGGAATGTTGTGGTGGCCGCCGTGCCAGTCGAGCTGCTCAAGGCCACGCAGGCTGCTGTACCCGTCGAAATGCCAGTGCAGCGTGGTTTCCTGGGCACGCAGCGGCAGCTTCCGCCACCCGACAAGACCGTCCGTGTACGCGCTACTGCCGGGGTGCTGGGGTTCTTCGGTGGTAGGCGTCTCGTCGTCTGAACCCATTTCGTCCTGGCCCGGCTGTTCACCCCGGCGGTACTTGAACACTTCCTCCATCGCCGCATACCCATAAGGCAGATGGGTCAAGGCTTCGCAGATGAAGTCGTCCCAGCCATGCGACATGTCGTGCATCGATTGCTCAATGTGATTGCGCCAGCGGGGTTCGCCACCCTCAACCGAGTAGTCCACGCGCTGCGCGAGCATTTCGATCATGAACAAGAAGCCGCCCGCGATGGGGTCGTTATCTAGAAATTCGCGGTAACGCCACGCGGCCTCGCGGCCTTGGAGTTCCCCAAGCCACTCATCCAACACCCAGCCTGACCACTGTCTGAGACCCGATGTCCCGATCTCCACGAACGGCGAGACCTTGCGCGGACCCTGGGACTGACGGTCCCCTACGGCCATCGGGCGAACGATGGCCGTAGCACCACCAGTAGATGAAGACGTGGAGCTACGCGACCCGATAGCGCGTGCACCTTGGGAGCCGCCGCGAGACTTATTCGCCATGCAATGCGCCTCCTCGAAGGTAAGGTGTTAGACGGAGCGGCCGAAGCCAGCGCC